GTGTTTTTACGGCTAGAAATGGGGCTGCGCGGGGCGCATTAACCCCGCCGTGACACAGAGCTAAATGCGCCGGAAGCCCGCGCGCCCGATAGTTAAAAGCTATCTGCCTGTAGGGGGGCGTCCGCCCAGCTTGCCGTTTTGCCTCGCGGCAGCGCCTTTAGGCGGAGAAGTGGATTGACCGCCTTTATGCCCCAAAGCTTTGGCAGCTTCAGAAAGCGTGGTGTATTTGATGGCACCCGAATCATTGCGTACTGGTTTAGACATATTAGCGGCTTCCAAAAAATGTACTAACCCAAGCGCTTCGGTACTACTAACCCAAGAGCTTGGCTATGTACATCATATCATTAGCGGGTAATAGCTACCACATTATTGGTTTCCCACTTAGGCTCAACCATGTTGCGTATCTGGGAGTTACTAAGTCCTAATACCTTGGATGGCTCTGCGAAAACGTGTTTCTTGGATGGATTTTCCACCGAAGATATGCGCCCGCAATCCCGCCACCCGGCTTCTTTGAGCGCATGAAATAGAGCAGCGGGCGGTACCTTTACTCCGCTAGGTATGGCTCCTGCCAACCGATCACAGAACGCATGATATGGGCTGCAAATAATGCCGGGTGAAAATTCACCGGCCCGGCTGCGTATCATTTCAATGATATAAGCTTCAGCGATAGAGCGCCCATGCTCTATGAGATTCATCTTGTACTCGGTCATAACCGGGGCTGCTCCGGGCATGAACGCCGATACATCACGGCTCCACAGGTAGGCTGCTATTTGCGCGAAGCCGCCTTGATTGAACCATGACCATATAGCAGCGCCTTCTTCGTCGCGCATACGCGGGGCTTCGGAGAATATGCAAAACCAGCGGCGATCTTGCAACGCCAAAGTAATAGGGATTTGTTCATTGGAAAAGGCCAGAACAAAACCGCGATTAGCCATTTGATAGGGATGCAAGCCCTTACGATTGATGTTCAGCATTTCAGGCGGCGCTGCAATTATAGGTTTTAGTTTATTAGCCAAGGCGCGCCTGCTGGAAGCGTCTGGCTCTTTTAATTCATTTATGATAAGTATTTCTGATTCAAGATCGTAGCCCCACTGAGAACCAATGGTATCGGAATCCATGTAACCACGATTCCTCAAGCGTGGGCCACATACTGACCAAATGAATGGCGCCCATAGCGTATCTTTACCACAGCCTTCATCCCCCACATGAAGCACTGCATGATTTATTTTAATAGACGGCTCTTGTAGTTTGAACGCCATAATATCCAGCAGATGTTCACGATCTTTTTCAGCGGGTACTAATTTACTCAAAAGATCAAGCCAGATGGATATATCCCCAACACCTTGGCCTGTTATATCCGGGCGCGCATTAACCCATCTATTGCCATACAAATCGCCATCTATGCCTACAAAAGTACCTTCGCCTGCTGCGTAAGTTAAATTGGTTAAAAGCGTGGCGTTCTGTACTTCGCGGCGCTCGTCGAAATGCACGGAGGCTTCTATTCTTCTCCCACCATTAGTGGAAGCACAAGGCACATGACGGAAAAATAGCGTTAAAAGCGGTACGAGAAACTTCACGGCGGAACTCCAAATCAAAATAGGAATCGTTTACCAGCACATACGCAAAGCGTTTATGCCATTCACCTTTTTGAACGCGACCTAATTCGCGGGAATCCATTTCTTCTAACAATGCGTCGGTGGTCTTGGTAAACATGCCTGTTGGCGTGATAGTGCTTAATGCCGCATTGAAAGCGTTGTGTAGCAGCTCCGGGCGGATACCGGGGGTATGTTTAGGCGCGCCCCAACCGGCTACTATTTCGAGATAGCGGCTGGAATTTATATGGCTACAATGCTCATGCCAACAGCAGAATGACCGCGATGTTGGATGATAACGGGCCATCGGGTTGCCGTCCGTGTGCTCGTCGGAATTTGGGCACAGCACACCGTACCAGCCCTCGGCATTGCCTTCTTCTATGACTTCATTATTTTCAGATAGCCATGCCAGTACATCATCGCCACCACCATCAGCCAATTTAACGAAGCGCGTTTGAGCGGTATCCGCTGTACCCGGCACAACGCTCAAAGCGGCACAGATTTGTTCTAAGGTAAATTCGCGTTCAGGGTGAAACTCAAGAAGCCGGGATTCAAAGAAATTCTTGCCGGGTTTCAGGTTGACAGAACCGGGGAGCCTGAAATTACGCACGGGGTTGATAGCCCCACCATCCGTGTAACCTGCCGCTGCAATAGCTTTAATGGCTGCGCTGAACTCGTTTTTAGTGGGCGCACCATCTATGCTGAAGGTATAGCCCCACTGGTAATTGCCCGCTGAGGTTTCAATTTTCCAAGTGGGCTCCAAGGAAGGAGCCTTAGATTTAGTTCCAATATCATCCAGCACCATCACCAGCACATACTCACAATTAGCTGCTGACGCTGATAGCTTGCCGTCCACAAAACGGCTAAGAATAAAGGAACCCGTATTGCCATACCATGAGCCTTGCCCGCGCGCGGTAAAGTTTTCCGGCAAAGAGGGCATCCAAACATAGGCTGCGGTTCCGTCTACATGAACGAGAGGCTGGCCGCCTTTCATCTTGGGTTTTTGCCGAACTATTAAACTTGTTTCACCTTCAGCCGCTAATCCTTGAAGATACTCAATAAAATCTACTTGTGATATTATCCTTCCAGCCATTTTAGTTCCCCTGCTAGTTTGGTTAGAAAAGCCCCGTCTTGAAAAAGAGGGGCTTTTCGCTTTGTTATTTCCCGTAACGGGTCATTATTTTGTGTTCGGTATTTAATGGCAGATCACCGCACCAGTCAGGTGGCACACACATGATTTGATTTGCCTGTTGCATGACTTTTTCCGCGTCTTGTTCTTTGCATTCAATTACTATTTCATCGTGAGCAGTTAAAACAATGCCTTCTATTTGACGTATAGCATTGCGTAACAAATCATTTGCTGCGGCTTGACAGGCATTTTCTACGGCTATCCCGGCCCATAATCTAGCGCGGGGCCATTCTTTAGCGTCTGATTTTGGTTTCCATGCAGCTTTGGCATAAGTAACGCCTTCTTCTTCAAAGCGCGCGAAGGGATAGCATAATACACGCCCTGATGGAAGCATATACCAAAGGTGTGTCCCATCGTACAAATAAGTAACGTGACCTGCGGTAAATTCACGGCCTTTATTTCTCATGGCTCTTGTATATGATTCTTCTACCGAACGCCAATGCGCGCCCGCCCACGGATTAGACCTGCGCCACGCATAAACAGTATTTAAAGATTCTGTTCTATCCAATACAACGCCATAATTACGGCCCATAGCTGTGAAGGCGTTGACACTACCTCCATATCCGCAAGAAAGTATTGCCACTTTTCCAATTTGCCGTTGTGCCGGAGTTACTTCTGGTTCAGGTACGCGAAAAATACTGGATGCTTCTCGAATATAAATGTCCTTATTTTCTGCAAAAACAGCAAGCACTTCCTTCGCAGCAGGGTGCATTGACAACCAAGGATTAAGCCGTGCTTCAATAGCCACCCAATCTAGCACCACAAAAACACTGCCGGGGGCGGGGATTATAGCCGGACGCAACATACCCTTTAAAACTTCGCTCACGCTGATTCCATGAGCGGGCACGAGGGATTGACCACCCAGCATGGCTTCACGCACCGCTACAGGGTCTTTAGCTGTCTTGCGGGCCATATTCTGTAGCTGTAATCCATAAGAAGCCAATCGGCCTGTAGCGCTACCGCCATTAAAAACAAAAGCCCCGCGTACCCGATGATCTTCTGTATCGGCTAAATTAGCCATACGCGTGAATTTAGCAACGCTTGAGGCCCAAATATCTGTGGCGCACTGCAACACATCAGCTACATCTGCCGGTACTTCATCGGGATATTCTTCTGCCATAGCCAGTAGATTGGCTCTAACAGTCTTATCAACCGATTGTTTAGCTTCACCATCCTTAAATACGGTCATTAACTTCAATGCTTCCGGCCCAAGTCGTTCTTGTACCCACTGACGCATTTTAGGACTTCTAACACTTGTAATAGCGCCCTTGGTAATATCTTGCACAAGGGTTTCTACTTCCTTTAATTCTGCGGCTGCATACTGCGTAGCGGCAGTAGCCAAAGGCACATCTACCAATACACCGCGATCATTAATTTCTTCGTTTCTATGATAGTCCTGCAATTCTTCAGGAGTTAAGCCACGCATCCCCTGACTTATAGCTCTCATTGCCCTTACATCTTGTTTGCAGTATTCATACATTTCTGCAAGCAATTCAGGATCGCTACTAAATTCACTATCTTTATTTGGGATGCTTAACTGACGGATAAGATAAGCTCCACGCGGGTCTTTTTTTAGCCCCATGCCAGCAAAACGCCCTACATCTTCCAAGGAACCGGGGAAGCAGTTAGCGCGGGCTTGTGCTGCGGTGCAATACCAAGATTCTAAGCGCGGCTCCGGCACACCAAACTGAGAACAGATAACATACCAAGTAATGAGCCGATCAAAAGAGGCGTTATGCGCTCTAATTTGATGACCTGATTTGAAATAATCAGCAACATCATGTGGAAAAGGATCAGTAGGCAACCACAGTTGTACTTCTTCATCATCAAAAGCATACGCCATGCACAGCGCATCCGTGGAAGCGTGTTGAGCATAATTATACGACCCAGATAAAATCAGGTCGCAGCGACTTTTTGTTTCGTAATCGAGCCAGAGTATAGACATATAGAACTCAAAAAATTGCCACCGCATTTCTGCGGCGGCAAAACCTTCGATTAAACTGCCCGGCGGCGACGCCCGGCAGCGGGTGCTTCGGCTTGAGCAGCAAGGGCTTCTTCAGCTTCAGCTTCAACTTCAGCTTCAACCCCCGATTCTTCCAATTTAAGCATTGGATCGGTGTTTTCCATTGACACCCACTTAACAATTTCAAAAATAGGGGTGAAAATCTTACCATAGCGATCATGGATATAGTGCTCGCTTTTCAGACAGACCGTAGCTACAGGTGTAGTCGGGTCTGTCATAATGTGCGTTGCAATTTCACTGCCGAGATTTTGCGCTGCTCGGCGTCCGCCAACAGAAGCGGTAGCAAAACGCACTTCTAACCCTTCATCAACTCCGGTAGTGCAAACCAAAGTAAAACCGATTTGCTGCTCCCATCCCTTACGGGCACCAGCGGGGGCTTCTTCCAACGGCGGCAAAGGCTGTGTAATAGCTACCATACGCTCGCCCAGCAATTCACCATCACCCCAAGCAACAAAGCCGTGAATGAACGAAAAGGGGTTTACAACCCACAACGCACCGGACTCAATTTCTGTCTGATCCACACCATAATTCCAATGCCCGGTTTTGTCCATCTTAAGCAGGGTGCTATCGCCATTTGAAGTTTTGGCATTTGTACGGAGTCCTTCTGCCAATGCTTTTAATGCTGGCAATCCCGCGTTTTTGAATAAAGTAATAGCTGACATTATTTGTTATCCTTAATTTAAGTTAATTTAGAAAGGGCAGCATTGAGTTGCCGTCCGATTTGCAACACCGCAGGTCGTGGATCGCTGTCCTCTACCAACGTACTTCCCGAACTGACAGAAACTACTAATTCATCAGGCAGTTTGGTATTGTGTTTTTTAAGCACTTTTTCCGCTTGCGCTGGTGAGATAAGTTCTTCCTTAATCAGTTCGTTTAGTTCTATGCCCAACGCTGTTAAGCCGATGATAGCTTTGTCAGAGCTGATCCATTGTCGTGATGCGCGCTTGGCTACTAATTTATAGCCGGGAACAGGAATGTCCGCTTCTAACAACTGATGGGCCAAACCTCGCGCCGCAGATACCAAGTTTTCCAATAAATCAGCTTTGGCTAAAAAGGCGCTAAGCTGTTCGGGCTGTATTCCTTGCAGTTGCGTGGCCAATGCTCTATCCGCCTCTCCGGTCATCAAAGGGCAAATAGTCTTGGCAGTACACCAGCGGCAATGAGAGCCCGTAGCAAGCGTTGCATTTTCACGGCTCGATTCACGCACCGCAGCTACTAACTGCCGTTCAAAGGCTTTGACGCGTTTAACGGTTGTGCGCCATACCTTCATGGCTGGCGGCTGCACGATGGCTATATCTATTTCTGATACACCATCGAACACCCACGCTAAATTAGGCGTTCGCATGGCAGCGGCGGCATAGAACAGCCCTTGCATATTTTCTTCCGCTTCTACCAATATGCCAGAACCAAATTTCCAGTCCAAGATAAGAGCGCGATTGTCAATACGCCCAATCAGATCAGAAGAACCAAATACGCCCGCCATAAAATCGCCAAAGTTGACTTCAACTTCAGGCATAAATTCCATTGTACTGTGCGGGTCTAATTCACTTAATTTGGAAAGGGCGGGGAGTATTTTATCCTCCAAGAGTTCTTGCGATAGCACATGCCCCTTATAGGCCATGCCCAATACTTCTTGTGGCTGTAAGCCATGATCAAGAATTTCAGCCATAGCATTATGCAATAGTGTGCCTTCATCTGCGTATGTACTGGATGACTGGGGCGGCATTTTTGCTACCAGATTTACTGAGGCGGGGCAGTTAATTACGCGGGAAGCGGTGGAACCACCAACGATAGAGGAATGCTTCATTATTTGCCCTTAGTTAATTTAATTTGAACGATCAATATAGCACATACAAACAACTTGTCAAATACTTTTTTATACTTTATAGTTGCCTCCATGAATGACTTAGAGCGCGACATAGAGCAGCACCTTATATGGGCTATCGCATTGGTAGGTGGAAAAACCTACAAATTCAAGTCGGTATCCCAAAGCGGCGTCGCTGATCGTATTGTCTGTTTTCCTAACGGCGAAACGTGGTTTGTTGAGATCAAACAGGCTAAGGGAAAGTTATCTAAACTGCAAGAAATTTTTGCTGCTGAAGTTATTGCATTGCAGCAAAAATATATTTGCTTATGGTCAAAAGAACAGGTGACTCAATGGGTAGAAACACAATGCAATTAAGAGATTACCAAGAGCGCGGCGCGGATTTTCTGTTCGAGCATGACCGCGCCATGATCCTAGCCCCTGTAGGGGCAGGCAAAACCGCTATTGCCCTCACCACCATGAAGGAAATGCTTGAAGCAGGTCATGTTAAGCGATGGCTGGTGGTGGCTCCAAAGCGCGTCTGTACCGATGTATGGGATCAGGAACGCCTGAATTGGGCTCCTACCATTACTATGGCTATAGCCGTAGGTACTCCTAAGAAGCGCGCAGTAGCATTTGCCTCTGATGCGGAGATAGTGGTTACTAACTATGACAACTTGCAATCGCTGCCCTCTGCCCATTCTTTTGATGGGGTTATCTTTGATGAATTGACCAAACTAAAAGAGCCTTCAGGAGTACGCTATAAAGCAGTTCTAAAATGGCTAACATCTATTAATATCCGCTGGGGTTTGACAGGATCATTTACCAGCAACGGCTTGGAAGATACCTTCGGGCAATGCAAGATCATAGATCAAACGCTATTAGGCCGCTCCAAGAGTGCTTTTTTACAGCAGTATTTTGTCTGCATTAACCGCGACTTCGGGCAATGGGAGCCGGTGAGAGGATCATTGGAACAGGTAATGCAACGCATCAAGCCCGCTACCTTCGTGTTGGATAACGCGGAGTATCGGGACAAGCTACCAATGCTGCATACGGTCAAGCTGCATTGTGATTTTCCAGAGCGCGCGGCCTACAAGCAAATGAAGGACAACTTTGTAGCATCTTTCCCCGATGCCAAAATTGTAGCCCAAAACGCAGCGGTAGTAGTGGGCAAGCTACAGCAAATGGCAAGCGGCTTCGTGTATGAAACCACGCGAACGCCCAATCCTAATAAGCCGGGTAAATTTATCCTTACTCAACGCCCGATATGGTTTTCCACCCATCGTTTTGATTTGCTGGAAGAAATACTAGCGGAAAATCAACGCGCTAATACTATTCTCGTTTACAACTATAAGGAGGAATTGGCTGAACTCAAACGCCGCTATCCTCACGCGCAGACTTTGGATGACAGCAACGCCAAGGATCGCTGGAATAGGGGTGAAATTGAACTGCTGTTACTACACCCCAAATCAGCCGCGCACGGCCTTAACCTGCAATACGGTGGCAGCAAGATTGTGTTTGTATCCCTACCGTGGTCTATGGAATTGTTTGAGCAGTGTATAGGCCGCTTGCATAGAACCGGGCAAGTAAATGATGTGTGGTGTTACATACTGCTTACTGATAGCACTGTGGACGAACGGATTTTAGCTTCTTTGCACGATAAACAATCTTTAGCTGATATAGCATTAGGAGAACTGAAATGACACGAATTGAACTTCTTAAACTGACCCTAGCCATTGCCAAGGCAGACCTTAAAATCAGCACCCGGCGGTATAACGCAGCTAAGAAAAGCCACGAAAAAGTGAAAAAAGCGGTGGATATTCTTGAAAGTCGATTAAAACTCTTGTCAAAAAGTATTTGACAGCGTATATTGAATTCTCGGAGGTAGTAATTATGGCGCATTTAACTTGGCGTGTATTAAATAACGAGTTGCACAGTTTTTCAGAAGAAAAAGTATTAAGCCTATTAAATGAAGAACTTGTAGGTGAAAAACGGTTATCAATCTTACGGCGTTTGCATCAACGGTATTCTATTTTAAGAGCAGACCGAGAACGCATTGAAATTTTATCTCAAGCAAAGAGGGTTTAATCATGGCGCATGAACTAAGTGTACGAAAAAATGGCTTTGTTGAAATGGCTTTTGTGGGTGACACGCCTTGGCATGGTATGGGGCAAGAACTGGAAGAAGATGCTTCTATTGAAGAATGGCGTGTTGCTGCTGGCATGGATTGGGAAATACAAAAATCCCCGGTGGAATATACATTGGAAGGTGATATGTTCTCCATTCCTTTTCCCGGCCAGAATGTTTTACATCGTTCTGATACCCATGCCCCTTTAGGCATCGTATCTGACCGCTATAACCCGGTACAACCCGGTGAAATTCTGGAATTTTTCCGCGATCTGATGGACGAGAATGATTTTAAAATTCGCACCGCAGGTACGCTATTTGGCGGCAAGCGCTTCTGGGCGTTGGCTGAAACCGGGCAGTTTGGGGAGGTGTGCAATGATGATGGCCTTGGCGGTTTCCTGCTTCTTAGCAGTTCTTGTGATCGAACTCTGGCGACCACTGCTCGTTTTACTACTATTCGCGTTGTTTGTAACAATACCCTTAGCCTTGCTCATAATGATATGGCTAATTCGGTTTCCTTTAGCCATATTAAAAGCTTTAATCACGCGGCAGTAAAACAGCAACTAGGTGAAGCCGTAGCCAGCTTTGGTGCTTTCATGGGTATGGCGCAATCTTTACAAGAGCAGAAGCTATCCTCTAAAGACGCAGTAGCGTTTCTGGCTGATCTGTTAACCCCAGTAACCCAAGTCAAAGAGGAAAATTATGATATAGCAGATAACCGCGCCTATCGCCGGATTCTGACGCTATTCAAAGACGATGCTAAAGGCATTGATCTGGTGGGGCATACCAAATGGGGAATGCTGAACGCCGTAACTGAATACTATGACCATTGGGCACCAGCTAGAAGCAGCGAAGCGCGCCTTAATTCAGCATGGTTTGGCAACGGCGACAAGATCAAAGACCGCGCCTTAGCGCTGCTGGCGGCTTAGTATGGGGCTCAAAGGACGTATCATAATTGGTGTCCCCTCAACGGAAGCCCAAACGCCTGTTTTACAACGCGGTAAAAAATTTGTGAAAGCGGGACTGCTTTGGGCTAAAGATCAAAAAGCTGCGTTAAAGGCCGATGAACGAATGCAATCAACGGCGAAAAAACGCGTACATATTTTAAAGAGTGGCTACTAGCTGGAAGCTAAAAGTATGGCGGTAGTAATTATTATGGGAGCCCTATAATGTCAAATCCTTACGAAAAACGAGCGCATGTATTTACACCAGAAGTGATTGCTGAAATGGCGAAGCAGAACAAAGAGTATCGTGAAAATAAGTACCCAATTCTTAAGGACTTTAATGATGTATACAACACTAAACGAAATACGTCTACACAGTCCCTGTAGCTATGGATGGGATGCAGAAGGAATTGGCTAACGTCTGCTACGCAACAGAAAATTCCCCGATATTTGTTTGATTCGCTGTTCCAAATCATAATCATTCTGGCAATCCGCGCCGCAGAGCTGCCCTTTTTTTATGGGGGTGTTGCAGATCAAGCAGCGGCCTGTAAAGGGCATGGCTTTGCGTTCGCGCACTTCTTTTATGGATGCGTCTCTTTGGTGCTGCTCATATTCTGCTGCATCTTCCAAAATATCAGTCATATTAGTTAGCGTACTTTTTTAGNGGTTGGTGCAGAAGCGCCCAGCCAGTTCCGGGATCAGGATAAGCAGTAAGCTTACAGCCTTCAAATTGTTCAGTTAAATGAAGTCCGTTTTTTGAATAATTCATAACTAATCACTTTTTCTTTATTTATTTAGCTATATTTCCACCAACAGGATAGGTTGCTCCTGCTGGAGCTTGAGTAAATGCCTTTTCACCTTGTTGAACATGACCATTATTCCAAGGGCTTTCCATAATCGGACCATAGCAACTAGCTAGTTTTACGCCATTAATTGATTTAGCTTGAATTTCACATGGAAAACTCCACATATTGCTCATGCCTGTTGTAGGTGTTTGTCCTATTGTAAAAGTTCTAACAGTTGCGGTAACAGTAGTCCAGCTTGGACCTTGTGGATAACTTGTTTGTGGAGGAATTCCAAACAAAGACCAAACTTTATTAGGGGCATGATCGCAAGATCCGTTCATAAGATCTAAATTGGCAATAGAATCCCCAGTCAAAATCGGGCAAACTGCCACGCCTTCTCGAAAAGTTTTTCCTTGAACTGTTATGGTTTTTCCAGTAGGAATTGCAGCAGAAGCAGCACATAAAGCATATTCTTGATTTTTACAAATTCCAATGTTTGCTGAATGAGCATTTAAAGAAATAAAAAATAAAACAAAAAGTATTTTTTTCATTTTGCTACCTTTTCTAAAAAGTCGTATTGGTTGTAACAGGCTTCGAGAGCTGTTCGGATTGTGTCTGCTCTGGCAGCTTCCCGGATAAGAAATTCTGAATCCTCGGCATAAAGGGTTGTCCCAGTTCCACACGCTGTAGCTTGGGGGGTTTCAATTGTGGGTCTGGCGGTGCGCTTGCGCAGCTGCACAAGAGCATCAGCAAGCTGAGAATTGATAGCATTGATCTGATCATTTTTGTCTTCCTCTATTTTGTCGGCTGCTGCTTGATGTTCATCTTTTAGTTTTTGGGTTTCTAAAACTTGATCTGCTTTGTATCGATCAAAGCGAGAAGCTTCAAAACTATAGCCTAAGTACCAAGAAAAAGCTAATGCAGCTATACCAGCAGCCAATTTAACATACGTAAAAATAGGCAAAGGAAACATTACTTATTGTCCTGATCTTGATACCAACGAAACATTTGAACTGCAATTCCAATTCCCATTAACCATTTTCCATAGTTGTTTGGGGCAATTACGTTTTGCAATACAGAAAAATTGGTTTCTACATAACCCAAAATCGTCACAATAAATCCCAGCCACATGAGCTTAGATTTGTGAAGGGGCTTTCTCATTTTTTCTTAGCTACGGTCTTTTTTGCTGCTGGCTTTTTAGCTGCAGGTTTTTCAGAAGTTTTAACTGTAGGCTTTGCAGCATACTTTTTAACCGCTACTTTTTTAGTTGCTGGCTTACGCTTGACGGGAGTTTCAGCAGAATCTGCAACTGCTACAGGTGCTACTGATCTAGGTCTTAGTAGTGCTGCGATTTGCTTAAACATTATTTATCCACCTTTGTATCAAGTTTATCAAGAATCTTATCCAGTTTTTGAAATATCTGATTCGTAATGCTTTGAAAATCTTCACGCTTAACGTAATGATCTGATACTTTTACCTCAAGATTATTGATTTGTCTTGCCAAAGTAGATTGGTCTGCAACAATTTTATCTTGATTTTTAGATAGCTCTTTGGACCACCATCCGATTACACCGGAAGCTGCAGTGGCTAGAATGGCTATTGATGCAACTATTGCTGACCAATCCATGACGCTTATTCCTCAGCAGGTGTTTCAGCTTTAGAAGCTGGGTTCTTGGTTTTTACTGAAGCTAAAACTTTTTCAATAGCAAGAACTTCAGCAGGCATACTAGCTTCGATTTTATCGATCAATTTACGGATTTCTTGACGAACTTCTGAAGACGCATTGATTAAAAATTGCTTGATTGAAAACATAGTTTTTCCTTATTTTATGCAGCAGGTTCGGGGTTTACCGGGGCAGAAGGAGCCTCAGTAGCTTGCGCAGCCAAAGCTTGCTCTTGAATTTGAGGAATTGCTTGAATTTTGATCTTGTTTACAGTTTCTTCGATCAATTCCATTGGCAATTTACGCAAGCCAGCTACTACGGCTTCGACTTCGTTTACTTCTAAATTCAATGTAATACTCATGGTTTTTCCTTTATTAAACTTTAGTCCAAATTGCTAATGGTGCTGTTGGAAATACAATATTACCAGCCATAGGATCAATTGCATATTGACGAACTGCATTACGATAAGAAATAAATTCTGCTTGGTTAGCAAGATATGGATTGCTCATTGCAGGATTGCCTACATCTGCAGCGCTAGTCCAATCTGTTTGTGATAACAAATAAGTAGCTGTTGCTTTATTTTGGTCAGCAGTTGGTGGGTCAGGTGGTAAAGGATAAGAGCTTGTTACATTAATCCAACCATTAGCAATAGCTTCATTAACTAATTCTTGTTGTTCAGGCAATTCATAAGCATAAACTTCATCATTTTGATTTTGATAATATACATATTCCATAATTTTTCCTTACCTTAATTCAGACCAATAGAAATTACAAGCGTCATTGCTATAGCTACCTGCTATTACATAAGTTGAACCGTTAGGAACTACAAAAGAAATAATTTCACAGTTATTATTATCATTATCATGGCTTAAATAAGCTATTTGTACGCCACCAACTGTTACGGTTGCAGATTCATTTCGACCATATCCATGAATAACCATAATTGGATTGCCCGTAGAATTTGTATAAGTTGTACCATAAACTCTAGTGCTAGTTGTATATGTTTGCCATGTTTGACCAATACCAAGCCCACTTGAAATATATCCGTTCGGATTGGTTGCATTGTAAGGAGTAAAACCAAGAGCAGAAGTTACGTCTCCTGCATTCAAAGTAACTGCGCCAACTCTACTATTAAAGCTTGATACAGCAGCTATAGTAGAGAAATAAATATTTACGCCGTCACCATAAATAATTGTCGATTGATTATTATTAAGGGTAATACCTGTTCCACTAGCAGTTTTTATTTGAAGAGGAAATCCACCGGTAGTATTATTAACCACGACCCAATCGCTTTGGAAAGTAGGCATAGTTATTACGCAAGTACTGGTTATAGTTCCAGTAAAACTAATAATAGGATAAGCAGCCTCTAAATTAGTTACGGTAAAACTAGTTCCGGATATAGGAACGGAAGTTAAGCCGTAAAATGCCGTAGGAACCCAACCAGCACCACCGCTATCAGGATTGTTGCTATTATTTTCAGAAGTGCTAATCCAAAATCCTACACCCGTAGAACTTTGAATAATTGCTCCTCTAGGATAACCGCCTACTGTAGTAGCAAAAGTGGGGTCAAAAGGAAAAAACCCTCCGGCTTCTTGCCATTGTTGGATAGCAGTAATCTCATTCAAAATACCATTAAAATCTCCCCCGAAAGGAGGAACGCCTCCGGAACTAATAGGGGAAAATGTATCCGGAGGAAAGCCATCATGAAGGGAAGCACGACCATTGGTAATACCAATTTGGGAAGCTACTGGTATTGTGTTGACGTATCCCGAACTTGCTGCGTACGCAAAAGGTAAAGGGATTTTTGAAGGTATGTTAGTACTTTGCATATTTAGTCCTATATATATACGAGAGTTGCGTTAACGCCAGCAGGTCTTGGGAAAACCCCTGAGTTGGTAATAATTGCTATTTGAGCAGCGTTGGGATGAAAGTCTAAATAGTATTCAAATGCCATTCCCCCTAAATCTACTACATAAGCATCGCCATAAGGATCAATACCATTATTGGAAGCAAACTCAGCTCTTAATAATGCGTTAATAGATGGTATAGAAAGATTGGAAATATTAGCTCCGGCTTTAACCATAATCAATTGTCTGTATTGATTGTCTGTTAAAGCAAAGGTTGTTGTTGCTGGTACCCCAGAAGCAAAAGGAGCTTGATTAAATGGTTGTGGACCAGTAGTTGCAGTCGGGGCAGTATAGGCTTCATCAAATCCTAAATAGTTAGAAGCAGAAACTTGTAAATATCTCGATACCCCAACAATTTGCCCCCAAACATCTAAACCATATCCGTTAGCCGTATTAACATTCCAAATGTTTTCATAAAAAGCTGCTATATTTACTGTTGGATCTATAGCGTCATTAAATGATTCAATCATACTTAATAGCGTAGGAGAAGCATCGTATTGACTTAATATGGTTTGTTGCCAAAAAGGAATGACTTCTACTGTTGGTTTTGGGGCTATTTGCTTATTTGCAAAAGAAGCAAAAGGCGAACCTGAAAAGGGAGCTAATCCGTACATAAGTTATACCAGGGTTACCAAAATATTTGAAGCAGTCAAAGTAGGCAATTGATCAATCCCCATAGTTAAGGATAAAGTAGTTGGACTTGCGCTAGTTCCTAAATATACTTCTATTACGTTAACATTAGGACTAATAGCATTAATATTGGCATAATATCTACCGGAATAAGAAATAGAGCCAATACTTACTGGGGGTCCGCTACCATCTAAGCCATTAAATGTTTGTATAACAGCATTCTGGACCAAAGTCGTAATATTAGCAGGAAGTAAAGAACTATTTTTAATATTTACATTGAAATAGACTGGTACCGATGTAGGCGTTAAATAAGTAACGGTATAAGGAACGGGGGTGGAATAATTGTTGTCGTAAACTGTAACCGAAGTATTACCGTTGTAATTACATCCTGGGGGTTTTTTACCCCAAATAGCTTGGGCAATAGCGGAAGAAGTTCCCCCCGCAACACTTACACAAACAGAATTAGGAACTAATGGGTAACTTGTAGGACCATAGTTTACTGTGCCATTAGAAGGATTATCTACTACTAAAACACCAATAACGTTTGCTAAAGAAGCTACTGCTCCATAAATCGATTGCAAAGAGTTTACTGCGTTTCCCGCCACGCTAGCTGATCTGCGTGCTTCAAAAGCAGCTCTTGATTCTACATAATTACCAAGTGCTCCTGCAGTAGTATTGGTTATGGTATCCCAACCAGCAATTGCTGTGTAAATATTACTTAATGCGCCAATATTACAAGCAATAGGACCTTGTGTTTGGTTTTGGAATTCTATTGTCACCGATCCGCTAGCAGGAATAGTTGCTGAGGAAACGGAAGAATATAAATAACCACTAGTATCTTGGGCTACTGCTCCCGCGGGAATAACTGTACCCACTGCACCTGTACAAGTTGCTTGTACAACGGTACCAGCTCCCGGGATACGTTCCAAAAAGTAAATATAGCCAATAGCATCTTGCCAAATGCCGGAAGCAAAAGCAGGATTTACTTGATTAGCTATATAAGCAATTTCATTATTTTTTTGGCCTATTAAAGCAGTTTCTGACTGCGCTAATTGCCCTTGGGGTGTTTGTAAAGAAGAATTAACCCCCCCACCAAAAGCGGTATTGATATCTTCTTGAACTCCGCTTAAAATATCTAATTCAGCGGGAAGAACTGGGCTACCGTTAACCCAAGTGATTGCTGGAACATTGGTTGTCATATTTTATCCACCGAAAGCCACATTATTGATTGCTCCGTCTGTATCTATTACTTGAATTTGCCCCGAAAGTTGTCTATTTTCAAAAGATTGAAAAGTAGCATTAGCCGAAGTCACATTAGGAATAGTAAAAGCTTGTTCTACCACTTGTTGTTTAATAAAAGATAAAGGAGGCATTTCTCCAAGAATATCTTGCCAATATGGTAATCCTAAAGAAGTATTGTACCAACATTCCCCTAAAAAAGTTCTAGTTGCTGAAGCAACATCTTGAGCTATAGAATAAGGGGTACTGGCTAAAGCAATATTGCCATTGATATCAAGAACTAAATCCCAAGCAGATTGATCTAGTAATAATGAGGTTTGAATAATGGTCATACTGGAGTTCCTGTTTGTCCACTGCCTGTTTGTACGCCGCCATGTTTATGAGTATGAACACTTGTTCCATTGGCTGTAGCGTCCCCCGTAACAGTCATTGAACCGCCAAATGTAGCATTACCTGCATAAGAACCAGCACCTTGACTTACTGCACCATTTAATACTATAGATGGTGAATTTATAGTACAAGAACTAGAAGCATCTATTTCCACGCTTGGCGAGTTAATTATAACCTTTGTAGGAGAATGTATGGTTAATCCTGCACTATTAAATTGAATGTACTGAGTTGGTGCTTGGCCAATAATGGTCATTAAATAAACCATATCAGATAAATCATTTTTTCTAAGAGAAGCTGGGGCAGAAACTTTACTAGTATTTTTTACTGCCGAAATGTCTCTATCACATACAGTAGCAATACCAATATCGCCAACCACAGGATCAAGAATAATTCCGTTAGCGCCACCTTGTATCCTCATGTAAGGAACGTTATAAACAGGAGCATGTTCCCATAGATTTTTGGATCCGTCCATTGCACTAATCATAGGCTGAACGGTTACAGTTCCAATAGGAGCTAATCCCCCAGAGTTACTAACAGCTATAACTTGAACTGGCATAGCTGTTCTTAACCCAGCTAAAGCCGATTGAATAATAAGTTGTAATCGTCCTATTTCAGTAGCAGCACTTTGGGGGGTGTAATTACTTGGGTATGAATTAGTTGTTTGGGACATAGGGAGGCGGAGATAATCTTGCTGTTGTAAACCAAGGACCATCGGGTATAAAAGTGCTTAATTCATGAGTTGCATATTGAATTGCAAATGTACCGTTAGCTTTTGGAATAATAGAAGAAATAGTTATTTGCCTTCCAATACTGATCATAGGATTGTATTCTGACTTAACTGTAAATCCTGCCGCCCAATAAGTAGGATAACCCACCATGCCATTACCTTCGTTTAAAGTAATCGATACACCATCTCTAAATCCATCATTTGCCCATATTGAAACAGTATTGTTTTCTATTACCATTGGAATAGCAGAAGCTCTAGCTATAGTTTGCATTTGCTGGATTACTGAACCATTTAGTTGTTGGTTTTGAATAATAGCGTGAGCGGCATTATCGCCTTCCCCATTAGTAAAGCCATAGTCAATAGATGAGGCTAAAGAGCGAATAACGTCTTCTGCATTAACTGACCCCGGGTAACTTGTTGAAGCTGCTCCTCTTGCTAAAAACTCTGCCCCAGTAGAAGCTTCCACAACAAAACAAACATCAGGAACGCTTGAAAAATCTATATAGCTGGAAATAATATTCCCAGAAAATATTTGGGCTAGTACTTGTCCTTGTATGCCAGCAGAAACTGTTACAGTTCTATTAGTTAAATTTGTGGCATTAGAACCAACATTAGAATAACTATTCATTTGGTCTAATGTCATACCCCACACTCTAAGTTGGAGTTTTGCCAAAACACTAGGGTTTAAAATAACTGCTTGGCATTTTAAACCTGTCAAATTAACTGGGTTTTCATTATCCTGAGAAAATTGAAGATTTATTTGACGAACTGCAAAGGTCATATTAAAGTCCAATAAGTCAAAAGAAATCTGGATCCAAGACTTTGATAACTAGGATCATCAGTACCTTGGGTATCTATAAAAACTAATTGCCCAGTAAAGCCAAGATAAGCTTCTGCTACTAATCCTACTCTATTTAAACAAAGCATAGATTGAACTATAGGGTTGCCGTCGATAAACAAATCAAAAAATAAACCAGTACTTTTTTGATTTAAATTGATTTTGCAATTTTGATTACTAAGTTGAATAGTAAAGTTTTGAGATGCAACAGGAGTTAAAGGTATTATTTGCATATCAATCCCAAGAATTAGGGTTTTTTACGCCAAAGTTTATTGCATCTTTTTGGCCCAAAATATTTTTATTTTGTGCAGCAGATGGCGGAACTGGGGATACTTGGCCTATATCTACTGTATCGGATCCAGAGGGTTCTGCTGTATTTGGGGCAGTTGATTTCTGGGCTATTCGTATTTCTTGAAACCATAATTGGACTAATAAAAGAGTAGCGCCTTGTCTTGCTTCTCTTCTATAATCTACATGAACTAAATTCAAATTAGGATAACTTGCATCCGGTGTAGAAATAGTCAATAAAATTAAAGAATCTAAATAATTTTGTATAGCAGCTAAAAAATCTTGCTTTGACATAGAACCATTACCACTACAAGTAACTACGCATCTACAATCAAAAGGCATTGCTACTTTATTATAGTTAGAAAAGCTTCCGCCTTCTACTGGGTAGTTTGGAATTTTTCTTTCGTTTTTATATTCGAAATTAACAAAAGAATCAGGAACTAAAGCAAGATTTCCACTAGCATCAGTAATAGCCCATTTGGTGCCAAATAAATTATTAGGTAAAAGTTGGGCCTCAATCTTTAAAGCTGCGCCTACATAACCTGCAGAATTTCTGTTAATGGCTGGAACTCCTGGTAAAGGAGGAACATTAGGGTATGGAATTAAACTCATTATTGATTTCCTACAATGCCATAATCAATTACTGCTCTTTGTTGGATTGCAGCGTTCATATCTTTTGCAATGCCGTCTGGATTTGTTGCTTGAGTATGTACGTTCAAAGTGTTGATTTGGGTGCTTACACTAGTTGTATTAGCTGTACTGGCTTCATGTCCTGCTTGTGCTCTACGGACTAAATCCCAATTACTAATAACTTGGTCAGGATTCATTCCAGTTCTTTTCACCATATCTGCAAGATAAGAAGGAGCGTCTTTATAGTCTTGTCCACTTGGACTACCAAGCCATCCCAAAGAACCATTGGATCCGTAAATTAGCTTTCTAAGGGTGTTCATACCCTGGCTTGCTTTTCTATTTAGTAAAGCATTTTGGGCGGCTATTCCAGCTTCTTCGGTTTCAAATTTAGCAAAACCTCCTTCGCCTAAAGTAGCTCCTGGTTGATTTGCAAATTTTAATCCCCCGGGGTTATGTAATCTTTGGGTTAAAGAACCTCCGGACATACCTGGAGCGGGTGTATCGCTTTTACCAGTTAAAGAACCTCCGGACATACCTGGAGCGGGTGTATCGCTTTTAC